TAATCTAATTATCATCTTCATGTTATGCCTTTACTTTTGTTTGACCGGAGTTGCTGATAGTACAAGGGCCGCCAACGCTATCTGTTATTATCGCATTTTCGTTTAATACCAAGCTAATTGCATCACCAAGCTTAACTTCTGGGGCATCAGCTTTAACTTCGGTAGTGCCTTCTAGTTTAATTTCTGGAGCTGTTATTTTAGCCTCAGCTGTAGCAGTTAATTCAATATTTGCTAGAGTGGTAGCTAGTAAATCTTTAGCACCGGTAATTTCTATATCACCGTTAGCCTTAAAAACCAATTTACCACCTTGATTAAAGTTACCAACAGCAACCTCACTACTTTCAAGATCCGGCTGCACCTCTTGATTTATAGGTATAACAGCAGGATTTGATCTATCACCATGTAAAAACAATAACAAACCCAGACTATTATCATTTATCAAAATATTTGAGGCGTAACCGTATGGCATTAATAATTTTACATTCGTAAATAGAGAATTATTAGCACCAGTGACATCAGCAACTTTACCATTGCATTTTGTTATTATCGCTCTTTCAAAATATCCTTTCATAAAAAATCTACATTTTATTTATAACTCATAATCATATTATAACAAATATAATTTTTAAATTCAAGAAATTCAATGGCGATAGATTTTAAGTTTAAACAAGATGAGCTTGGTAAATGGGATATTGATTTTGCTGGTGGCGATATAGAGACCACGCAAGGCCTCGATAGTGCTATCTATTTATCTATCTTGTCTGAAAATAGAGCCTCAGCATCGCAAATAAAAGATGCCAGACTGCGCAGAGGTCATTTTACTAATGAATTTAATAATATACAAAATAGCGAAGTAGGATCATTGGTCTGGTATTATTCAGGTCAAGTAGTAAATACTCAATCAAATGCAAGTTTGATTCAAGATGCAATTGCAGATTCTTTATCTTGGATATTAGATCAAGGTATAGCCTCGGATTTAGAGGTGAGTGTTGAAAAAAAAGGTAGCGGGTTAAATATCGATATTGAATTGATAAGTGAACTAACGCCTGAAAATCAATATTATAATTTATTTTTTAATACAGTTAATTAATGGCTTTAACGTACCCGACACAAGCAGATATTCAAAATACTTTAGTCAATGCCTTAGTTGAGTCTGTAAATACTGGCCAAACTGACACTACTAAGCAAATTGACCCAACACTTGACAATAGTATTGTTAAGGGACTAGTTGAGTCAACAACAGCTGGTATTTCAGATAATTACAATCTTGTTAAGGCTTTAGAAGTTCAACTTTTTCCACAAACTGCAACAGGTGCTTTTTTAGATAGATGGTTAGCAACTTTTGGTATTACAAAGGCACCGGCCACTAAGGCGGACGGTAGCGTTGTTTTTACCGGTACGGCACTAACCACAATTCCAGCTGCTACCAATGTTCAAAAAACTGACGGCACCTTATTTGAAACTTTAAGCGATACGCCAATTACAACAGAATCAATAGTTGTTAGCTCAATTACTAGGCTTGGCTCTGTAGCTACCGTTACCACGCTAAACGCACATAATTTAGCCACTGGAGTGTCGGCCACAATAAGCGGTGCAGATCAAGCTGATTACAACGTTACAGCTACCATTTCAGTTACTGGAACTAATAGCTTCACTTATACGGTAGCTAATAATCCAGCAACGCCAGCGACCGGCACTATTTTAACAAGTGCCACTTTTGCACACGTTGCGGTTAGGGCTGTAGAATTTGGCAGCTCATCAAATACTGGCGCAGCTTCACAATTAAGTCTAGTTGCTGCAATACCTAACGTTGATAATATAGCGACCGTTGATTTTAGCGGTATAAGAGGTGGACTAAATGCAGAAAGTGACGAGTCGGCAAGAGCAAGGTTATTGACAAGAACAGCTAATATGACAAGCGCCTTTGCTAGTGCTGGTATTATTTCTTTTATTAAAAATGCTTATCCGACAATTACGAGAGTTTGGGTGCAAGATGCGACGCCATCAGCTGGCTATGTAACGATTTATTTTACAGAAGATTCAGAAACAAATATTATACCAACAGGGGCGCAAGCTAACTTAGTTAAAAACACAATAATTGATCCAGCAACTGGCATCAAGCCAGCTAACACGCCAGATAGTTATGTTTTGGTATCCGGGCCAACGCCAGTAACACAAAACTTTGAATTTAGTGCATTATCGCCAAACACTCAAGATATGCGCGATAATATAACAGAAGCCTTAAAAGATTATTTTAGATCTGCGTCAGTTAATGTTGAAACAAATGTAAATGCAAATCAATATAATTCTGTAATATCCAATGTAATTGATTCAAGTGGAAATACGCCAACATATACCTTGACCACGCCAGCGGGTGATATCGCAGTTGGCACTGGTGAATTAGCAATTTTAGGAACTATAACGTATCCGGGCGGGATAACAATACTAATACCATAATGAGCTTAATACAAGAACGCACATTGCAAGAAGAAGCTGGGGTGTTAAGACAGTATTTGCCTGCAAACCCGCTTTATAGCGGCGATAATTTAAAAAAGGTTTTAGTAGGTCTTGCGGCTTCGTGGTTAGATTATCGTGCGTTTATTAATAGATTAGGTGATGAATATAACATAAACACCACAGAAGATTTAATATCTTCATGGGAAGGTTTTGTTGGAATACCTGATTCTTGCTTTAACATTGCATCTACAATAGAAGAGCGGCGTCAAAATGTATTATTGAAAATTGCTGGCTTAAATGTAGCGACCGCAAGACAATTTGAAAATATAGCGCAGATTTTAGGCTTTTCAATTCAAGTAACTTCTGGCATTGAAGAGGCGACTTTCCCAATGGCCTTTCCTATCACTTTATTAAGTGCTGGAGATTTAGGATTTACAATATTAGTAAGAATTGATTCAAGCTTAAAGCCATCAGGATTTCCCTTGACTTTTCCTTTTGAATTTACAGGGGACGCTCCAGACATTTTACAATGTTTATTCAATAAAATTAAACCCGCAAATACACAAGTAATTTTTAAATATATATAATATGGCAAATTTTTCAGCAAATAAAAACACAGGCGACACATTAACAGCCGCAGAATGGAACCAGACAGGATCGTTAAATAATTTTATTCAATCAACTGGTCAAACTTTGTCAACTGCCGATTTAAATCAGTCGGCAAAGGCAGCGGCGCAATATGGCTCCGGTAACTATTTTACTGATTCAGGTGTTGCTAATGCTTACCTATTATCCCCAATTGGCTCAATGCAATCAGCGGCTGCTTATTTTGATGGGATGGAGATAAGATTTAGAGCTGCAAATGCAAGTAGTGGAGCTTCAACTATTAATGTTAATTCTTTAGGCGCAAAGGCTATTAAGCAAGCAAACGGCGTTACTGATATTACAACTGAAATATCAACGACCGCTGATTCAATTTTAAGATTTGACAATGCTAATGATTGCTTTATTTATGATACAGGAATTAGCGCCGCAACTACTACCGCTGCCGGATTATCTCTTTTATCTTCTCCAATTACATTGCAAAATAATGCTACAGACCCCAATAATGATATAGATTTTGGTGCTGGCGTGATGCAATTTGATGATGGCACAGGTCGGGCTGCTGTTACAGCAACCACAAAGCAGCTTGATACTAATTTTGTGGCTGGAACAAATCAAGGCGGTCTTGATACCGGCACAAAAGCAGTCGATACTTGGTATTATTGCTATGCTATTTACAATCCAACAACTGGAGCAACTGATGCTTTATTTACAGCTACTTATGGCGCACCAACAATGCCTGCTGGTTTTACAAAAAAAGCCTATGTAGGGGCATTGTTAACAGGAGCAGCCGGAAATATTTTGGTTGGCAGTTATCAATATAAAAGAGACGGATCTTATAGATTTTTATTTTCAGAACAAATTACTGATTATACTACCTCAGTGCCTTCAATTTCAACAGCAATAGCCATTACTGCACCAATCAATTCAGACGCAATATTAAATGTAACTTATCTTGATAATGATAGTGTCTCAGGTGATATTATTTTGAATGAAGAAGGGCAGACTGATATATCGCCAAACTATGCTACAGCCACAGTTATAGCGAGTATTAATTATTATGGTAAAAATGCAAATTTTATAATGAATGTCGGAATCAATCAAAGAATTTTTGCGAGATCTAATGATTCAATCAGCACTTTTTTTACAATCCTGAGTAGAGGATTTATTGATAACAACTATTAACTAAAACACAATGACTTTATATTTTAAAAATAATATAACTAACCACGTTCAAGCGTATAATGTTGACAGTTTAAGTCGCCTAGGCGCTGCATTAAGAACTGATCCATGGGAGCAAATTGAGGAACCAAAAGAAGTAGCTTTGAAATCATTAAAAGATGAGAGAAAGCAATATTTATCTAAATCGGTATCTGCAGAGATGGTCAAGCCGCTTTTTTGCAAAACTATAGATGGCGAAGATTGTTATATTTCAACAGACAAAACAAATAAATTTTTAGGTTACTTTGCGTTATCGGATATCTCAAGTGTATTTAGATATTTTAGAGCTGTAAGTAAAGAGGGCGCACGCCTTAGTCACGACTTGAAATTAAATAAAACTGAATTAAAAGAGTTAGCTTTGCACTATGAGCAAAGAGAAGATCAGCTTGAAGAAATTGAAAATAAATATATTGATTTGATCGATGCCGCAAAAAGTAAAACAGTATTAAATAATATTAAATTTGAAGAACTGGAATAAATATGTCGATAGTTTCGAGCTTATCAGAGCCTATTATTATAAAATTAATTAACAACATCAATATAACTGAATAATTATGTCATTAATACCTTCAATCGTATCAGAAAGTAGCGGAGCTAACAATGGTCAATTTAAAGGCACTTGGAACGCTGCAACAAACACGCCCACTTTACCAAATCCACCGACAACGCCAGATTTTAATATTGGTGATTATTACCGTGTGACGAACGCGGGTAGTCAATTTGGCTTTACCTTTGAGGTTGGCGATTCAATAATAGCGGTTAGTGCAGGTGGTGGAGTTTTAGCATGGGATCAAGATACAAATATTGCAGTGCCGATAAGAGTTCAAGACGGAGGAACTGGCGCTACTACAGCTGGAGCTGCGAGGGTTAATTTAGGTCTAGGCGCACTATCTACTCAAAATAGTTTAGCAAGTACGGATTTAAGCGATGTATCAGCTACAGCGCCTACGGATGAGCAAGTTTTAAGATACAATAATGCAACTAGCGAGTATGAGCCAGTTACATTGCCAGCAGCGAGTGGTGGAACAGTAACCAATGTAGCGGCTGGAGTTGGTTTAAGCGGGGGCCCAATAACCACCACAGGAACAATTGATTTAGCTAATACTGCTGTTACTGCTGGCGTATACACTAACGCTGATATAACTATAGATCCTCAAGGTAGAATTACTACAGCTGCAAATGGAACAATAAGTGGAGGCGATGTCACAGGCCCAGCGAGCTCAACAGATAGCAACGTTGCTTTATTTGACGGAACGACTGGCAAAATTATTAAAGATGGTGGGGCTTTGGGTGCTTTAGCAGCATTAAATAGCGTTACCGCTGCTGAAATTGATTCAGGCGCTGTAAATACTGATGAACTTGCAAGCAATGCAGTAACAACGCCAAAAATTACTGATGGAGATGTTACCGATGCAAAATTAGGAACAGGTATTAATGCTAACAAAATCGGTGTAGGAAACGTTAGTGTGATTGAATTTGGTTTTTTAAGTGGCGCAAGCACGAACTTGCAAACTCAAATTAGTGCAAATGCAAGCAATATATCAACCAACACCACAAATATAGCAGCCAAGGCTGGAAGTGGCGCAAACTCGGATATAACTAGTATTTCTGGACTTACAACTGCTTTATCCGTTGCTCAAGGTGGTACTGGTGGCACTACAGCGACCGATGCAAGATCTAATTTAGGACTGGGTAGTTTAGCAACTCAATCAAGCGTTACTGATACTGATATTGCCGCTGGGGTAAATGCGGACAAAATTGCCAACGGCACAGTTTCAAATACAGAATTTGAGTATATCAATAGCTTAACCTCAAATGCACAAACTCAATTAGATGCAAAAGCACCACTTGCATCACCTGCATTAACTGGCTCACCTACTGCACCCACGCAAGCGGACGGTGATAACTCAACCAAGATAGCAACTACTGCTTATGTTGACGGTCAAACTTCTCCTAACAATAAAGGATTTTATGCAACCCCAACAGCTTTAAGGACTGCTTATCCTACAGGACAAGATGGTTGGTATGCTATTGTCGGATCAACTGACACATTTTGGTTATGGGACACTACAACCACAGATTGGAAAGATAGTGACACAAATTCTCAAGGCACAGTTACCTCTATTGGAATTACTGGCGGAACTGGTGTTACATCTTCGGGTGGTCCAGTTACAACTTCTGGTAGTATAACTATAGATCTCGATTCTGCAACTCAAACAAGTTTAGCACAAGTTGCAACCAATACAACTGATATTGCCAACAACACAAGCTCAATTTCAACTAATGCAACTAATATAGCAGCTAATGTAACTGCTATAGGTACTAAAATTACTGCTAGTTCGAGCGACACATTAACAAATAAATCAATTGATGTTGATAATAATACATTAAGCAATGTGGAAGTTGATAACTTAAAAGCAGGTGTTCTTGATACTGATTTAGCAACAGTTTCGGCTAGTGATGATACTTTGGCTTCTGCAAAAGCGATTAAAACTTATGTTGACGCTACGGCTGGTGGAACTGGAACAGTTACTTCGGTAGATGTTAGTGCTGGAACAGGCATTGCATCTTCTGGCGGTCCAGTCACAACTAGTGGAGCTATAACAGTTGGTTTAGACTCTGCGACTCAAACTAGCCTTGCTCAAGTATCAATAAATACTACTGATATTGCTAGTAAAATTTCAGCATCTTCAACTGATACCTTAACAAATAAAACTATCGATGCGGAAGGTGTAGGAAACAGTATAACTAATATTATAAATGCTAATATCAAGGCTGCTGCTGCAATCGATGCAACAAAATTAGCGGATGGAACGATAACAAATACTGAATTACAATATATTAATTCTTTAACTTCCAACGCACAAACACAACTAGACGCTAAGGCTGCTTTAGCATCTCCTGCGTTGACTGGCTCACCTACTGCACCAACACAAACAGATGGGGATAATTCTACTAAAATTGCTACTACTGCCTATGTCGATGGTCAAGTTTCACCAAATAACAAGGGGTTTTATGCTACTCCTGCTGCACTTAGAACAGCTTATCCAACTGGTCAAGATGGTTGGTATGCTATTGTGGGTTCAACAGATACTTTCTGGGTCTGGGACACTACAACGACTGATTGGAAAGATACTGACTCCAACTCCCTCGGAACTGTTACCTCTATAGGAATTACTGCTGGTACAGGTATAACTTCGGCAGGTGGACCAGTTACAACAAGTGGTTCAATTACAGTTGGTCTTGATTCTGCTACACAAGCTAGCCTTGCACAAGTAGCACCTAACACTACAGCTATTGCAACTCACACTTCTGACATAGGCACAAATACAACTGATATTGCGACAAATGTGGCTGCGATAGCTACTAAAATATCAGCCAGCTCCACCGACACATTAACAAATAAATCAATTGATGTTGATGGAACTGGAAATAGCATTACAAATATTGCTAACGCTAATATTAAAGCTGCTGCTGCAATCGATTATTCAAAATTGAATTTAAGTGGTTCAATCATGAACGGCGATATTAATGCTGGAGCCTTGATTGATGCAACTAAGATTGCTGATGGGTCGGTTACAAATACTGAATTACAGTATATTAATACTTTAAGTTCCAATGCTCAAACTCAATTAGATTCGATTTTAGCCACGGCTTCGACCAATACTGTTAATATTAGTAACAATGGTACAGCAATAGCTTTAAAAGCTGCACTAGCTTCTCCAACCTTCACAGGCACAGTAACAATTCCAACTTTATCTGCAACAAATACTCAAACAACTAATTTTCAGCTTGGCACTTCTGCAACTGCTGGTTATGTCATGAAGGCTGATGCTAGTGGTAATGGTACTTGGCAAGCAGATAGCGGCGGCGGCGGAACAGTAACATCAATCACCGCAGGCGATGGTTTGTCTGGCGGAACAATAACTGGATCTGGAACGATAGGACTTGATTTTATGCAAGAAGTTACTGGTTCAGGATCGGTAACTGCTCCTGCAAATGCAAAATATGTCAAAGTTATCGCTCATGGCGGTGGCGGTGGCGGTGGCGGTTCTGGATTTTCTTTTAGTGACCCTACTAGTGGCTATAGTGGCGCTGGTGGCGGAGGTGGAGGTGCTGGCGAGCAAGATGAAGATCAAATTACGGTTAAGGGGGGAACTTCGGTTCTTTATTATACTTGTGGGAGTGGTGGAACTGGTGGTTCTGGTCAAACTGCTAGCAGCTCTTCCTTTGATGGATCTTCTGGAGGGTTGACATCGGTTACTTTAGATTCGGGTGGCGTGAATATTTTAGCGTCTGCTGCAGGGGGTCTTGGCGGAGGCTCTGCGACTATAGGAACTTCGAGCGGTGTTGAAGAAAATGCAGGTTCGGGCGGAGCAGGTGGTATTGGAGGCGGTGGTGGTCAAAGAGGAAGCTTTCAAACAGGAGGAATAACAACCTATGGCACCAATGGTGCTCTCGGTCTTGGTACAGTTCGGGGATCTGCTGGTACAAATACAGCATCGGGTGATGGTGGTTTCAATCCAAGCTCTGGCAGAACTTCGACATCTTCGCCTGGTGGCGGTGGCGGTGGTTCTGAGGGTGGTACAGGTGGTTTACAAGCGAATGGCTCAAACGCCAGTCGTGGCGGTGGCGGTGGTGCTGCTGGTAGTCCATCGGGCGCTTTTGGTTTTGCCAACGGTAACACAGGTGGCGATGGTGGCGATGGTTACGTAATCTTTACTTGGTACTTTGCTTAATTATGGAAAAAACACTTAATTTTTTTAGTGATATAGGGGTAGCTGCGTATAGCGCTATAATACTGTGCCTTGGCTACTCCATTCGTTGGATTTTGTTAAAATTAAAATCTTTAATCGTTCAAGATGTCTGGAAAAAAGTTGACGAAAGGATCGAGTCCCAAATGAAGCCTATAACTGATCTTGCAAAAGAAAACTCGTCAGAATTAAAATTATTAAAGACTAAGCAGGATGATATATTTACAAAATTGCGAGAAACCAAACATGCAATAAAAAATAATGTTGAAAGTTCAATTAATCACCAAGTTCTTGACTCTCTCCAGCAGCTTCAAGATTTTATTAATAAATCAAACAAAAATGACAAGTGAAAAATTAAAGTTTTTAGGATCGACGATTTCAAAATTATTTCGTTATTTAAATAAAAATGTAATTCAAGCTAGGATATTTATCTTATGTTTTAGTCTGTCAATGTTGATGGTGGCGGGAGCTGCTGCACTTAGTATTGTATTATATGCTGGGTCGATGACCTTTTTAGATTTTTTAAATATTATCAATGACATAATATCATAATGGAAGAACTAACAAAATATTTAGGCAGTTTAGCTGGCATTGGGGCATTATTTTTAATATTTTTTAAAATAATATTCAATCTTGGTAAAAAAGATCAAGAAATTACAATTAAAAACAGAAATAATAAAATAAAAAATGATTTTATTAAAGCTTATCGAAAAGCAAAAAAGAAAATTTCTAACCTTAGTGATGATGAGCTTGATAAACTCTTGCGCAAGTAAGATTGAGTTTGTTCCACTAGATTCATTTTGTGATCAAGCTGATATAATTTACTTGTCACCCGGTGAGAGACTAAATCGTCGCAATAGAGAAAAACTGGCATTGTATAACTGTTTGTGCGTTAAAGATCAATTAACTTGTAAAGCTTATGATTTATAAATTGTCAGACTTAAATAGAAAAAATTTCAAGGCTATTGAATTTTATAGATCCAGCATAGCCACTTCAAGCAACGTTGATAACGTTCCAAAAGAGCAATCAACGCTTGAAAATCTTGACATGCTAGCTGATAAAATGCAAGAGGTGAGGGACGTTTTAAATACGCCAGTTAATATTACAAGTGGTTTTCGATGTTTAGAATTAAATCAAAAATTAACCAATTCATCAAAAGACTCATTTCATATGTACGGATTGGCGGCTGATTTTGTGGTAAAAGATAAAGACCCAGCGCAAATTGCTAAAATATTACTTGATCATGTCAATGTTGATAAGCTTATCGCCTCATATATTGATAAAAATGACAAAAGAACTTGCTGGACTCACTTACAAATTCAATCAGACCCTTTCAAAAATCGAAATATATTTATCAAAGAAGAAATTAATGATCGCGGTATTAGTTATAAAAAGTTATTTTAATAAAAAGCTTTTTCTAAATAACTAGCTGCGTCAATATTAATTTTTTTGTAGGCCTGCTTGAGAGTTTCAATGTCCCTTTCTTTAAACTTTAAAGGTCGAAAATCAAAATAATATAAATCATCAAGAGATTCAAGAAAGATTATTATATTATGATGAAACATTCTTTTTTCTATAGCCTTAATATCACCAGTAACGCTATTACGATATCCTCGCCGGGCTTTTAAGGTCATTACAGCTTTTTTATTATTTAAAGTATTGTAAGATCGGCTAATACCATATACGTGCCAAAATATTTCTAAATTGTTTGGTTTTTTGACCTCAATATTGTTTAAGGGCAAAACTGATGGAGATAAATTTATTACAGGGTTATCAACTACAATATTATTTTTCATAATTATAAATTTTATTAAGTGAATATTTTGGAAAATTAAAAATTAAATTATTGCTATTAAACCACTTTTTTGTGGTATCGTAATCATTGCGGGAAAGGTAATAGATTTTGCAACTATCTACATTGCAAGGAGCTATTGATTTAGGATCGTATCTATTGCCAAGTTTATCAGCTATATAGTATTGATTGCAGTTGCCGCAATTGTTTAGGGTGAGGGGGCAATCAACATCATTTAAATTTAATTGATTTACAGAAATTGAATCAGGGTAATAAATATCAATTATAGTATCACATTTATCATTTTCAAATAGATATTTATAATCCCAGATAAAATAACCTAAAAAAAGACCTACGATTGATGAAATAAGCATTAATTCAATGTTTTTGGTTGGTAAACGCTAGAAATATCATGTCTTTGCGGAAAAGGAGGTTTCATTCCAAGATCCGTATAACCTTTGGCAAATTTATGATATTGCGATCTGCGAACAAAATACATAGAGCAGTTATTGCAATTGATTATGGTTTTTGTGTAAGGACAATCATCATCGTAAGCTATATGAGATTTGTTATCCGGATAATATATATCAACAATATCATTATTGCAAAAATCCATTGTTTCCCAAACGGCCCAGAAATTAAAATTTACCATTGCTAAAAATAAAACAACTACAAATTCCATTATATACCAAAAAATCTTTTACAAATTACTTTTTCAAAATATACCGTGTTATTACATAAATAAACTACTTTTCCTGCGTTTAAAAGTTGTTTATGGATATTTTCTTGGTGTTTACTCATTTTGGTAATTCCAAGCTTCTTAAACTCAATGAAAATCGATTTTTCGCAATTCTTGCTAAATTTCCATAAGGTGACGTCAGGCCAGCCAGATATAGTGCCTTGCGCTGCTTTTAGTTTCTTTGTTGCAATATTGCTATAACCGCCATTGTCATTTTGCTGAAAATAATATTGATATTTTGAGTTAATAGCTGCTAAACTGTCAAATGTTCGTTTACAATTAATCTGCAATTGCTGCTCTTTAAAAGATTCTTGTTGCAGCAACTGCAATTCATCACCAGTAAGGTTATCCTTCTTTTTTATTACTGTAATATCTTTTGCAGAAATTAAGTTTTTAATCATTAGAATCGGGGTTGCGTAAAGTAGTCAGCTGGCAAGTAACAAGTTAATATTATAAGTAAAATAACTTGTATTTGTAAAATTCTATATCCCATAATTTATTTAATTTTAGTAAATATTGGTGAGCCTTTTGTAGAATAAGAAACTTTATTTTCAGTGCCTATAACTTTAGAATACTTAGCTTTAGTGCGCTTCATAATCTCAGCTTCAATTTCTTTTTTAGCATCTGTATTTTTAGCAATCAAGGCTTGAGCCTCTTGCCTATCATTTATCAATTGATCTAGCTCGTCAGTTTCTTTAAGCTCTAAAACATCAAACCCCTCAGGTCTTATCTGCCTCATCATTTCACGAACTCGAGCAGTTGCGGCGTAATCATCGTGCACAGTAGGCACATTGTTATTATCAATATCTTCTTTAAATAACTTGAGACTTTTGTTAATAATATCTTGGTATTGCTGGTAAATTGGATGCGCGAAGGTGATTAATTCATAATACTGATATAAATACTCAAATTCATCATGAAGCATTGCTTGCATCATCGAACCCTTAACAAATGGATCATCAGAAGGAAATTCGTGGCCTTCAATCTCAATATTTTTCTCTCTAGGAAGTAAAATTGATATGACACCCCACTTTTTACCCAAAACCATCATCTGGTATTGGTTTTGCAACATATATTTAGCCGGCGCGCCAACATTTTCATCAAGAAGACCCTGCAAGGCATCGTGGCGTGCTGTTTTTAATTCTAATGCACCTCGACCCATTTCTTTTGTAATTGAGTAGTCAGGCAAGCCTCTAACTTGCAACGATCTATCATCAACTAAATCTATGTAGCCGTCCGGAGAACAGCAAGCATAGTCGTGCATTTCTTTATTAACTACAAAATCATGCTTTTGCTCTAATTTTATTTGCTTATTATCATAGCCAGTATTTAACTCGCCCTGCAATCGCTTGAATACGTAGCCCTCCATTGCATTACCAAAGGCCAGCAAAGACTTCATTGCCGCTGTATCTTTGCGAGCTAAATCAAAACCAAATTTTACTTTTAAGAATAATTCTTGAGCGCTTGTGAATGGCCTTTCCTTATATAAATCAATACCAATGGCCTCTAACTCATTTTTGCAATAATGATGTGCTAGTCCATAAATTTCGGAACCGCCTATATATTGTTTTTTAGCAGCTAGCCATTCATCAGTGCCTTGCTTAATTGTCATTATTAGTTTTTTTCAATTAATTTTTCAATAATAGCACTAGATTCTTGTAGTTGCTTGCATAAAGACTCAATAGTAGTCTCGTTAGCTCGTAACAAATTATCTTTATATTCAATGCTTGCATTTTTCTTTCTAACTATGGCCTTAAGAACATTGATCTTACTCAATTGTTTGGCAATAACGCAATCTTTGTCTTTTAAATCTTCTTCTAAAATATCAATTTCAGATGGTATATAATTATCAATAGAATTTGCTTTAGTCATTTTTTAATAATTTAATTTTGGTAGAATATAACTCTTTAATTTCTTCTTTGTCAGCATCGCTCATGCCACTTTCAGCAATCTCTTGCCCTATTTTCACTAAAGATGTCTTGTTACTTGTTTTTTTAATTCTAATTCTGTAGTCATCAAGTAGCGAAGGAAACATCTCAATTTGATTTTCATCAACAACCACTGGCTCTTGCTTCGGTTCTTCTATTTGCTTCATTGCTGCATCCAGATCTGGTGCGCTATGGACAGGGGTCAGGGGGGTAACATCTTTAACCTCATTAACACCCTCCATTTCCTCAGCTGAATGAATACCTTTTAAAATATCAGCAAATGCTTCACGTAAAGCAAACGCCCTAGCTTTATATCCTAACATCTGTTTGGGGTGCGTTTTCCAAGTGCCACCTTTACCCCAAAGATTAGCAGCTTTAGCATCAGTAACTGAAAATTCTTTGACGACTGGCTCACCCATGTCTTTTCTTTTTACTTCAAATTTCGCAGTCAAAGATCCATCTTCTATTTTGCCAGTATAGCTTGTTTTATGCCACTCGTAAGATCCGGATGATTGCACAATAGATAATTGAGCATCACCCCAAACTGTGGGCATACCATTAACAACAGCAATATTTTGTAGTGATGCTAGGGGAGGTAGCCCAATTTCCATTCCATACATTACAGCAACAGCTGCATCAGCTTCTTTATTTCTGTAAACTTTAGGTACTAATTCTGTTTTAGTAACGATGCTAGCAAACTTAAGAATCTCATCAAAGTTATTAAATGATAAAGCTTTTGGCCCTTGAAATTTTACTATTTTTGAATTTTTATCGTTTGTCATAATTAGTTAATTAAGTTAGTATTAAAATTAATATATAATTTTATAAATGTAAAGATAAATAATTAAATATATTTATACTTAGTTAATAAATAAATTATAAATTTATAATTTATAGATGTCAACAACTAATTTAATATTTTTATAAAAAAAATTAACTAAGTGATTTTAAGAGATGGGATAGGGCAGGATTGTTTTTAGAAAGCTTTTTTAGCTCTTGATCGATCTTTTCTTCTACCATCGATCTTAGCAAGTCTTTAATGTTTGTATTAGTTTCGGACTTTAATAAATCAAGCTTGCGACAATAGTTTTTGTCGAGTAAAACGTGCTTTGGCTTTACGTCAGTTTTGTTAGCATATTTACGAGCCATTTCTAATTCAATTTCTTTTCGTAAATCGTCGCTATTGATAGCCTTTTCCTCAGCGGCTATCAAGTCTTTATATCGCTTTTCTTTGACATCAAGCGTTTCCGCGTTCGTTTGTTTTGCAAATTTAAATTTATTTTTATTATCAATTTTATTATTCATTCTTGTAATTCCTTTATAAATTTAGTAAATTCTTTAGTTGCTTTTTTATCGATAGTGCTTGTTTCAAATATAGATAATCCATTATTAATTGAATTAGCATACATTGCTCTATTTTTTATTTCAGCATTCATAAATTTAAAATACTTAGTGGTGCATTTTTTCATCTGCTCAACATCATTGTTGAAATGATGAGTAGGTGTCATGTTAGCTAGAATCCTACAATCAGCATCAAAATTAGGTATTTTATCAATTACTTTTTCAACGTTATCTATTGTCTTGATTTCCAGCAGGGAAGGCTTGAGAGGCATAATTACTTGATTTGCATAGCTTATCGCCATTTTTAACTCTTTATCAATCCTACCGCCACATTCTAAAATTATTACATCATGATTATTTTTTTCTGCATCGTTAATAAACTTTATTGCATTCGATGCTGGCGTATTAATTACATCTTTAATATAGTCATCATTTTTTACTATCTGCCTAATTTTAGCAATTTCAAATGATGAAAATTGATTATCATCGCAATCGATTAACTTAACTTGCAATCCGTCATTTTTTAAGGCAATGAAAAGATTCCACGCAATTGTAGTCTTGCCAATACCTCCTTTTTGACCTACAATCGAAATAATATGAGCCACTATTTAAGTTTATTAAATTTTTGTATACCTAATTTTAAAGCAATGTAATGAGCCTCAACGATCGTTGGTATATCGAGCTTGTCTTTAATTTCAATAAGGTTACCATTAACAATCTGGTTGATCGAATAAGATTTTGGATACATTTTTGCTTTATCTTCTTTTCTAAATTCCATCATCAACGCCATTAACTTTTCATCTTTAAGTTTTGTAAGTTCTTTAATGCCAAGGTCGAGAAGGGTAGAGTGCATAACGTAAAACTCAGCATCATTTACAACTTTAAGTTGCTCAATTTCCTTATCAAGATTATTTGGCATTTTGAAGCCGGTTTGTTTCCGACCGTTTTTTATGCAATCCAATTTTGATGAGGTGAGTAATTTTAGCTTATCCATAAGTTATTTGGTAAATATTTTAAAAGTTTATAATAAATTTATATTTTATAAAAGTCAACTAATTTTTTAAAAATAATTTAATTACAATTTTTGTATTAAAATCAATAAACCTTGATAAAGTAAAGCAAATACGACTCATTATATCGCCTACAACAAGTGTAATCATGCTTAAAATAATCAATATTAATAATAAGGGAGAGTATATCAAAAAAAGCAAACGATATAAATTTTTCATGATTTCTTTAAATTAATTTCTAAAGACTTTAGGAAGCTTCTATATTTCTGAATAAGGAAATTATCGTTATAATGATAAAAATAAGCGCCTCGATCAAGCTTGAGTGATTTAAAATCAATTTCAGATATATCAAAACCAGTAACCTCCGGATTGCGAAACTCAAAAGATCCTTTTATTACCGCTATTTTACTTGCCAAAAGGTCGCTGTTTCGTTTTTCAGCGCATTCATGCTTAATAATTTCTTGCTTATTAAAATTTTCAGGTTTTTTTGACCAACTAGTAAGCGCAACTTTCCAAGTAGTCTTAAGATTATCGCCTTGATCTTCCAACCACTGCAAAAAATTGTCAACCTTAAAACCCTTATCTAATTTTTCAAAATCCTCTCTTCTCTTAACTTCTTTTTTAATTTGATCTTTGAGAGAAGAGATATTTGTTCTTTCTTTTTTTGTTTCTTTCTTTCTTTGTAGACCCTGATTTACCGGTGCCGGTTTTACCGGACCCGGTTTTTCCCCTTCCGGTGGCGATTCAGTATTATCAAGGGTTGGGCGATTTATAGTTCTAAAAATTTGAAAATTATAAGTCCCCCAGCGACCATTCTTTTCTCTTGTTTGAACCCTAGAAATTAAACCAAATTTTTCTAATTCTTTAAAGCAGTTTAATAATTTCTCTTCACCCATTTTAAAATGTTTAACAATTTCACAATTATAAAATTTCCAATCAACAGGCCTCATTCTTAAATACATCCAAATTACCTTGGCACTGCATGAAAGGGTAGGCTCCGTGATTATCTCGTTCGGCACCATTGTGAAAGGATCAACATCTTGCTGAATAATTCTATTTTGTATATTACTCATCTTGACCTCCTTCATTTTTTGCGATTAAAGCAATATTAAGCGTCGAGAAAAGCCTTTTTAGTTTTTTTATAGGGAAAGTATTATTAAAATAATAAACTACTCTTGGCGATGAGTTTTTAGCATTTTTGATAGTCGTTAATAAAAGGTGAGGGTTGTTGTGAAAAAATTCAGCAATGTATTCATCCTCAGATGATAATTTTTTTAATTTGTAATGAAGTCGAACAGATTTAAGATCAAGATATTCATCTTGACAACTCGCTGAGTATAACTCCAAGTCAGCGACCGACAATAAATCATTGTCATTAGGTTTGAGTTGAAAATTAGCACGATTATCGCAAAATCGACAATGCGCAATCATTGTGTGTGGTGAATATGGGTCTTTTTTCATGGTGAACAGTAGTATAGCACTGCTTTTATTAAAAATCAAGCAATCCTGATTTTGAAAATAAGAATACATTTTGAACCTCCTATATTTAGTTTACATAATATACATGATCAGATTTTAGAACAAAATCCTGATCAATAAATAAGAAAAAATTAAATTAACTATTAAAAACTCAATCATAAAAAATATTAATTAATAACAACTTAATTTTAGGACAAGTTTAAAATAATTGTAAAGCAATTAAAGCGATGATAAAAAAAAACGTTTTAAAATGCAACAATTTTAATCATCCAAATCATCATCATTTTTAGAACCAGGATCTGATTCAATCAATAAACAAATTCCCAGAACACAGGAAAATGATATAAAATAGAATAAAAAATCATACATATTAACAGGTTATTAACAGGTTATTATTATAAATAAAGCAAATAAAATCAAGCGTCTTAATAGTTTTTTAAATAAAATTGATAATATTAAACATAATTCAATAAATAAAAATAGTAAAAAATTAATGATCCTTTTTTTATATTTATGTTTATATTTATGTTTATATTTATGTTTATGTTTATATTTATGTTTATTAACAGTTAGCTAACTGTGGCTCAACTGTTCGCGTTCCAGTTAAAGAATCCGATTTATTTGGTACAATTTTAAATCTTGGCTTCTCATATAATCCGCAAGTTTTTAAAACTAATTTGGTAAAATTTAAATCGTCAGGATTTATTAGTTTTCCAGATTTTTCTGCAAGCACTTTTTTGTAATCTAGCCTCGCATCATTTATTTTTTTCAAAATGATTTCTCTATTTTCTTCGATGTAATCAACAAAATAATTTTGATTATGAACCGCTTCAAGCTCATTATCAAGAGTTTGTAAAACAATTAGTGGCCTACCGTTGCCAAAAGGTCTAAATTTATGGTAATTAATTATTCGCAAAGTGTGGGTTGATTTATCATAAGCGATAAGGTTATTGTCAACTAGCTTGTCTAGAGTAGGGTAGACTGGCGATCCTTTAACGTTATTATCAAAAACATGATAACCAATGCCATCTTGTACAGCTCCCGTCATTACTTCATATACTCCAGAAATTGATGTTAATTTATTACCTAAAAGCCATTGAAAAACTAGCTTCTCTCTTGCTTCAAGTTGATACGCCGCCGGACAACTCCAGCGACAATCATGTAACATTTTCATAGCCATATCTAACTCCTTTTTTTAATTAATATTAAAAATCTTGCGGGTAAATCTTTTTTAGTTCGTCCAAAATTAGTACATTATTGTGACTATAGCGCCCATCAGCACTATTTTTGCAATATTTTTTTAAATGATTAATGCAAAATTGACGATCATCTTTATCAATCCATGTGTTATTCTTAAAATCATAACCTTGCAAAAGCGAAATAATAACATTGTCATCGATATTGTTTTGATTTGAATAGAGAGCATAAGCTGCTATGTCGTCCGCAATGTCATATTTTACAAGATTACTGTAAATTTTCTTAAGTTTCATTTTTAATGTAATTTAGTTGATGTTGTAATTTTTTTATTTCTTGTTTATAGGTTGCAATTTTTAGAGATTTATTAAAAACCTCGCGCGAATACTGGTTTAAAAAGTAAATAATTTGAGAAACAAGCTCTTGATTTACTTGATGGTCGTTAATTTCTTCCAAAGCACCCTTTTTTAAATTAATATCAAACGATAACTTTTCAATATTTATATTTTTCATTTTTTTGGATTTTATACTATTAATAAAAATTTTCAAGGTAATATTTATTATACTGAACACCAGTAAATAACCATAATCACAAAAAAACTACTTGTCAATATCGAAAAAATAATTTCATCAATTCTGTTAAATAGTTGTTGTGTTATAAAATTTATCATGTTAAAATAGTTTTAGTTTATATGCTAGTCCAGCAGAATTGAACCTCGGCTGGACGTTCCTTTTACTTCCTTACAATATTTCACTTTGACCGGTAGCGAGTTTATAAGACTCAATTGATAGAGCCTTAAGGCAATCTGATAAAACTTCATCTGCAGCGTCATCAATTTGCGATTCAGTGCTTGGCGATGTGTAGTAATATTCTCCTTCACTTGTAACGTCAACAGAATAATCACCCTCATTCAACGCGTAATCAATCGCAGAATTTTTAATTGAGTCTTTAGCAAAATTAAACTCTTGGTTGATAATTTCTTGAATTTCTTCTGCTAATTCAGCTTTTTTAAATTTGATAATGTTAGCAATTTTACTATCAATATCAAACAAAAAATCTTCTGCCAGCTCCTGCGAATAATCATTTAAATTATTCGTAGTGCCATTAACTATCTTTAAATAATTGACTGCCTTTTGGTTTTGTAAGGGTAAATCTGGTAAAGCTTTTCTTTGTAAATTTTTCATTGCTTTTTGATTTTATTAATGTAATATATAATTAGTTAAGTAAATAATAATTTATCTACTTAATAAATAAATTATAAATTTATTATTTATAGATGTCAAGAAGTTTTTTTAATAATTTTAAATAATTTTTATGGGCATAAGATATCAAAGGGTTAGAGGATCAAGAAGAAAAAAAATTGAAAAAGCAGTTATTGAGGCTGGTTATATTTATCAATATTCGACAAACGATTATCAGGCTAAACTTAAAGTTCGTCAACAACCAAGAATTGACATGGTGAAGGTTGCTAAAGACATGAAGATTGATCGACTATCATTTACAAGAAATTTTACAAATCCGGAAGGTCTTTCACTATCGTTCGCAAAAGAAATTATCTCATTTTTGCAAAATACCCACAATATCAATTTAAATATTAATTTTAGTGATTATAACTCATAAAATTTCACCAAAAGAAAAACGTGAACTGTATCAAAAAATATTAATACACTACAGAGTTGAGCACAAAACTCATCGTGACTGCCTCAAAAAAAATGAAGTTAATTTTAGTAGATTAGCTAGAGACACAGGTATTAAGTCGCACGCCACGCTAACAAGAGCCTTCAAGCAAGGTAGGGCGCTGAGTGAGGGGGTTGCGAAGAGGTTAGAGAATCATTTTAATAATTTAGATGAAGGTATTTATGGTTGATCAAAAAGAGTTAGCGACAACAGAAGAAAGCAACGTGGGTAGGCCTAGGGAAATAACTGAAAGGGTTGTGCAGCAATTAGAAAAGTCATTTCAAGCTGGCTTGAATATTAGCGAGGCTTGCGTGGCAAACAATGTAGCAAGATCAACATTTTACGATTATTTAAAATTTAATCCGGATTTTTCGGACAGAATTAAGGTATTAAAGATAAAACCACAAATTAAAGCCAAATATAATATCGCCAATGCTATCAATGAGGGGGATATATCAACTTCTAAATGGTACCTTGAAAAAACGTCTGATGAGTTCGCTAATAAGAATAAACATGAAATTTCTGGTAGCGTTGAACATATTCAAATTAAGCAAGAAGAAGTTATGGCACAAGTGGAGAAAATGAAATTAGTGGGGGAATCATGACAAAGACAATAATTTTACAATTTGTAGCAGCAATAATTTTATACTTTGCGTGGTTGTGTATAAAGGATTATAGAATTAAGACTGTCGGGCAAGAGATTGCAAGAGAAGAAAAGTTAAATATTTGCACCAAGCAATCTAAAAAATATTACATAAACCTAAAATCAGATCGAGAAAAATACTACTCCTCTAAGGGTTTTATATTTTTCGCTATAATTTATTATATCCTTTATTATATTCCTATCATGTATTATGTAATAAAACGCATAATTAAATCAATAATATAATGACTAAATTAAAAAACTATCATGAAAACTACAGAAAAAGCGCATCAAAAACTTAAATCATTTATAAAATATGCTTTTAGCCAGGCCTTTAAGGTTTATCTGGCTATTAATGGGTTTTTAGGAAATGTTATTATAAAAAAAGTAGCAATCATCATTTTTGGAGCTAAGGAAGATGGTGGTTTTATAAGGTTGATGAATAATATCTATGTTGCTAATTTATTTTATGTTTTAGCCTTAAATTTTTTAGCTGGATTTTTAGCATACCCATATTCAGCAGCCTGCTACTATTGGGCTATTTTTAATGTATTGGTTATTTGCGGAAAGGCTCTAATGTGGGATTCTAAATCGAAAAAGATTTTAGAAGAAGATTAATATAACGCCGATTTAGCTCAGTGGTAGAGCTACTGTCTTGTAAACAGTAGGTCGGGAGTTCGACTCTCTCAATCGGCACCATAAATAAAAAAATATGCATTTATTGATAATACTTATAATATTAATTTTTGTCAAGGATAACAAGGTTGGTTGGATTATTGTTGTGACATTGTTAACGATAACAGTTCAACTTGATCGGATATGGTACGTTATGAAACCTAAAAATTACGATCAGGTACAGACTGAAAAATTGAAGAAAGCTCTAAATCCGGACTATAAACAAGAAAACAAAACAAATGACTAAAGAAGAAATAACATTAAAATTATATATCGCAACTTTTTTTCTTACATTCTTTATTACCTACAGCATCTTTATTGGTTTTATTGTTTTTACGAATACCACCTATACGCAAGCTTGTTGGCTCGGTATATTAACTGGTTTCATAAATATTTTTATTTGGGATTGCGTGCGTAACAAGATAAACAAAATGTTTGAAATATGTAAAGCACAAAATTTAAAGCAGCAAATGATTACAATATTAAAGACACTAGACTATTTTAGTAACTTTACTATTTTTTATCATTGTTTTATTGCAGTATGTATTTTATGCTTATCAATAATTACTGTAGTAGAAGCATATTTAAATTAATTTTCTAACATGACTAAAACAAAAAGAATAAACAAATTTAAATCGGCCCGGGACATTGCTATTACTTTATTGCGTATATTTAATGTATTAATCTCAATTGCTTTGATGTTTATGGTTTTTGCAAATATAAAAATCTCCCTTGAGTTGCAAGTTATAGCAGTAGCGATATTAGCTTATGGCTTCGAAGATTTTGAAAAGCTAACGAAAAAATTAAAAAAATTTGTTAAAATTCGATCCTGTATAAAAAAAGTAACGAAATTTGAACGTAAATTACTAGTTAAAGCATGGGATTATCTTCGTGCAAATTTAGAAGCGGATGAGGTAGCAAAATATGAGAAAAAGTTCAAGCCCCCAATTCAACGAAACAGAAATATAGTATCTGATTTATGCTTCATAACATCGAGTTTATATTACATCGGATCACACGTGGCCATTGCCTTAATAATAATAAGACTTTTTACATGACTAACGAACAAATAACATTATACACTAAAGCCTTTTTGGGCGCCGGTCTTCTTTTATCAATGCTAACGATAATCGGCATTAGCTGCGCCATGATTTGGTCGGTATTTTTTGGAAATAAACCGCAAAACTTCAATGAGCATATGGTATATGCACTAACAAATATTTTAGGTATATTATTTGCAAAATGGATATATACTTGGTTAATTAACTATGTTAACACAAATATTCAAATAGGTTTATTAGCTATCTTTATTGCGTATTGTGTCGCATCAGCTGCAACTATAATAAGACTTTTTACATGACTAAAACAAAAAGAATTACGTGGACTGTAGAGAAAAGAAAGCTTGCAGACCTAAAAGAACACGCTAACAACCCCCGCCAGTTTACTGAAAAGGGCATGAAGGATCTTGAAAATAGTATTAACTCTATAGGCTTTATGCAGCCTATTAACATTAATCAGGACGGCACTATCTTATCCGGTCACGCCAGAACCAAGAAATTAAAAGACATGGGAGAAGTTGAGGTTGATGTTTACGTGCCTGACAGAGTGCTAACACCTAAACAAGAAGAAGAGGTGCTTGTAAGGGCTAACGCTAACACAGCGGGGCAATGGGACTTTGATATATTGGCTAATAACTTTGACTTAGAAGAAATAACCGACTGGGGGCTTGATGTGCCTGATATGGATTTGGATATAGAAGAAGAGCAAGAGGAAGTAAAAGAAGACGAAGTGCCAGAACTTAAACATAAGTTCACTGTTAAAGGTGATTTATTCGAGTTAATAGATGAAGAGCAGGGCTTGACGCATAGGGTACTTTGCGGGGATTCGTTAAGTGAGTCTGATACAAGTAGGCTGATGAACGGGGGGCTGGCAACCTTAGCACATAACGACCCGCCCTATGGAATGAAAAAAGAAAAAGACGGCGTTAAAAATGATAATCTTAATTATGATGATTTACTAGAATTTAACAAAGATTGGATCAATTTACAATTTACCTATTTAACAGAAAATGGCTCTTGGTATTGCTGGGGAATTGATGAGCCTTTAATGGATATTTACAGCCATATTTTGAAGCCATTAATTAAAACGCAGAAAGCTACTTTTAGAAACCTTATTACTTGGAATAAAGGACATGGACAAGGGCAAAACTCTGAGCTAACAAGAAGTTATGCCGTAGCAGATGAAAAGTGCCTTTTTGCAATGTGCGGAGTACAAGGCTTTAATAATAATGCAGATAATTATTTTGAGGGGTGGGAAAATATAAGACAATATTTTGAAACTGAAATAAAAAAAATTGACAAAAGTGATAAGCAAATTGCAAATGATTTAGGTTTTAAAGACGGTAGAACAGTCAATCACTGGTGGGCAAAATCGCAATGGAGTTTTATCACAGAAGAAAACTATAAAAAACTACAAGACTATTGCCAGCAAAATAACATAGATGCATTTAAAAAAGAATATGATGAGCTTAAAAAAGAATATGATGAGCTTAAAAAAGAATATTACAGCACAAGGGCATATTTTAACAATACTCATGACAATATCAATAATGTCTGGAATATCGAGAGAACCAGCAACGCAGAAAGGGATGGCGTAGGTAAGCACGCAACGCCAAAACCATTAAAACTATGCGAGAGAGCTATAAAAAGCAGCAGCAGAGAAAAAGACCTAGTAATTGACTTCTTCCTCGGCTCTGGCTCAACCCTCATTGCCTGCCAACAAACTAAAAGAAACTGTTATGGTATAGAACTCGATGAGCATTATTGCGGCGTTATAGTTAAGAGGTGGTTAAACTATATGCAAAAAGAGAACAAGCCTTTCAAGATCAAGAGAAACGATGAAGATTTTGATATCAAAGAAATAGATAAAGGCGGCGAATTTGCTAGTTAGTATTATAGTTAAAATAACCGCCTTTACTCTATTATATCTCCACAAAATATAATTACAAGTTCGAAATTCATTAATACCGCCTAGGCAGTCAAGACTTCAACCCCCTGTAAAAAAACTTTAAAAAAAGTAAACTTTTTAGTTGACATAGTAAACTTAATAGTTTATAATATATATAGAAAGTAAATAATAATTAAAGTAAATGAAAATGAAAAAAGTAAATTTAATCAAAAAGTTAAAATCAATAGGAATTGACTTTGATATTGAAAGCAGATCTTTTAAATTAGACACTAAATCAGAATTAGGAACAAAAAATATTGACGTTAGATTTCAAAATGATGAAGTTTTGTTTTTTGCCTATGAAAATTACGGCGACGCAATTATTTTTGATACTTTAAATCAAGTGTTGAAGCATTGGAATTTAAAATAATATACAGCACGCCACCCAGCCCATAATATTAATTAAAGTAAATGAAAATGAATAATATAGATATCAAAAGAATTGAATCAGAAACTAAAATCAGACTTCAAAAATGGTGCGAGTTTTTAAAAGAAAGCGGTGAAGAAGGTGTAAAAGGTAAAGTATCAATTGCCGCAGGGGATAAAAAAAATAACTCTCTTTTAACAGTTGATTTTTCAGAAAATGGAGTTAGTACAACTTGGAGCGCTACAATTTTTCATGATCAAAATTATGACTTAGATTATTTTTATGAATGCTGGATTGAGAAATATTTACAAAGTGACCCGCACGACATAGAAGAATGGAAAAAAACACTTAAATTCAACAAGGATAATAAAGACGAGTTAGTTTGGAACGGTCTAAGGCTAGCTAATTAATTAAAACCAACACACCACAAAGCCCACAATAACAATTTAATAAAAAACTTTAAAAAAAGTAATCTTTTTTGTTGACATAGTAAATTTAATAGTTTATAATAGTAATAGGAAATAAATATTAATTAAAGTAAATGAAATGATTATTAAAGCTCAACTTAATAAAAAAATTAAAATCAAAAATTATTCAACTAAAGAAGTTATTGAAGGTGTAGTTATAGCAATAAACAGAATAGGGCTTGATAAGTTAGTAAGAATTAAAACAAATAATTTTGAATTATCAATTAATGAAGATATATTAAATACTTCATATTGCGAAGTTAAGTAAAACCACCACCACCACAAAGCCCACAATATAAACTTAATAAAACAAAATGATATTACAAACACTTAAAAAACTACATCTAAAAGTTAAGGAGTTTTGCGAATTTGCCGGACTTTCTAAAACTCAATTCAACCACGCTGTTAAAAAAAACGATCCTATATATCAGCAGGGATTGCAAGTTAAGTTAAAAGAGTTTTTAAAATATAAAATTGAGCAAATAAAAAAGGAGATTAAATAATAGATACATTTTGCTAGCTACTTTTTCAAGTTGCTAGTGGTTTATAATTTATTATCACTAGAGATGATACATCATCACTAGAGATGATGTTGACTTTTAAAAAACAAGGGGACGTAAATTGTGCAAAAAACTTTTCCCCTAAAAAATATGTAAAAAAAGCTTGCATTATATTAAACGCTCGTTTAATATATTACATATAATATAAATTTAATAAGAATAATGACAAATGATTGATGATAAACTTTTTATAATTATAATTTCAACGGTTATCTTTTGCACGATACCAATCATATATATGATATTAGATGTAAATCATATTTTTTCAAAAACTCATCCAACAATCTTAAAACTAGCAGAAGAAATCAAAAAAGGAAATATTAAAGAAATAGAAGATGCAAAATCATTAGTTATAAATTTTGAAGACTACAAAATACGTTATTTTTTTATAATTGGTCGTGTTCAATTATTTAAAAATGAAATCAAAATATCAATCAATGCAAAAGAACACGCTGTCTTATATAAATCTATTCATTTTTTATTTAGATTACAGGAATCGCAATCAAGATCTTTACTAAATGACTAAATACGTCGCCTACGTTCGCGTATCCACAAATAAACAAGATCACGGCCTTGATGCTCAATTAAATACTATTAATAATTGGATTGAGGCTAGAAGTGCTGAATTACTACTACCTATCTATAAAGAAAAGATGAGCGGTAAAAATGACGATAGGCCGGTGCTTATGGAAGCTATCGAGCAATGTAAGAAATATAATGCTACTTTACTTATTGCTAAACTGGATAGGCTTAGCAGAAACGTATCGTTTTTATTTGCGTTAAAAGATGCGGGCGTTGCAATAGCTTGCTGCGATTTGCCGGACTTAAACACTTTGACACTTGGTATTTTTGCCACAATGGCACAACATGAAAGAGAATTAATCTCTAAGCGAACCAAAGAAGGCTTGGCCGCTGCAAGAGCTAAAGGAAAAATAATAGGGCGGCCTAAAGGCTATCAACCTAATTATAATATTGAAGAAAGGAATAAAAAAATTAGCGATACTAAATCCCTTAAAAACTTAGAAGCAAATAAAAGGTTATATAAGATAGCTACTTTTTTACGAGAGCAAGGAGCTAGCACTTATAAAATAGCTAAGCAGATGAATGAGATGGGCTTGACTTCACCAACTGGCAAGAAAATTCACGCTAAAACAGTTTGGCTATTACTAAAAAACGATAAATTGAAATGAAAGATATTTGCATTATAAGCACTGATTTTCACGCTAACACAAATGCATACTGGCGAAAAAAGACGCTAGAACATATACGACAAATGAAGGACTCGCAATATTTTAATCATAATACTATCCACATTGACGGCAGCGAAGATATAATTAACTTTAGCAATTTAAAGCAATGTAGGGTAAAAAAAATTAATTTACCTAAATTACTTGAGCATTGTAGAAGAGGTTCAAGAAGAGACTTAACATATCAAAAAACTAAATATATGCGATTTGACTACTATAATTATGAAAAGAAGGTCGGTAAACACGCTTGGAATTTACGATGTCGCTTAGGCTACTATAAAAAAAATATGTATCGACCACATAAAAGTATAAAATATCATATAAGCGTCAAGGGCTTTGCTTATACTAACAACAACTAAACTAAAACAAAATGACTTACACTCTTGAAATTAATCGAAAACTTGAAGATCTAAACCGCACTGTAAAATCACAAAGCGAAATAATTGATTTTATCGTCTTTGATTTAATTGATAAACGAGGCTTCATGACCCTTAACGAAGCTCGAAGGTATGCCTATGACCTTAATAAGTATTGCGCTGGGGTTTATCGATATAGGATAGTAGATAAGACTCAATTTTTTGATAATTCTGCTGACCCAAACTCAAGAACGGAAGATTTAGGTTATACTTTAATTGAAGACAAAAAAGTTCTTATCGAAGGTGTTAACAATTGCCAGTGGTATGAAAAAGGAGTTTATAGTTACGAGATAAAAGAAAAAGGCTGGGCTCTGGTTGAAAATGGCAACGTGGTAATTAAAAATATTGATCACCTGACAAGGTATAAACAAGGTCATTATACTTATAAAGAGGAGGGAATTGAATTTGAAGTTAAAGACGGTGTTACAACTAAAATATAATAATTAACCCTCAAACTCTCGTTTTTTTCTTTTCGCCCACGCTCTACCAACATCACCACCCCACAAATCCCAAGCGATGCGGCCATTGGACGGGAAGCCTTTTTCACCTTGTCTAAATCCTTCGGCTTTTTTATCCACCTCATGGCGTGCAAAAAATGAGATCATCCGGTTAATAGTTCGCTTCGACAATGATTTTCTATTTGATATATCTCTGCCTCTGGCAACGCCTACAGCCGTCCCGCCACGTCCAAATTCACGCCGCCACCCTAAAGCCCTTGACGCTACCTTAGCCATCTCACTTGTAGGGGTCGTATTAACGCTTTTAATTGATTTAGTTGGATTGCCAATAGTATCAACGCCATGTAGAGACATACAGCGACAATTTGCTATATTAGACATTGAACCGCTTGGATCTCTTGGCATACTTAAAGCTTCACCGGCTACAATAAAAGACTCATTAACGCCAACGACTTGACCATCTGCCATCCGGTGCGGATCTCTTGTCTTTTCATCAAGTATAGTTACCCATTCTTTGGTTACGGTAATTAAAGCTCCAGCCGCCGTCAATAATTCAGCATCGTTAATTAACTCAGCTTCTGTTTGGCGCGCCCACGATTCGCCCAGCCCTACATTTTGAAATGCGATCAAATCGCTTCTTGCTCTAGCGCGGTCTTGTAAATTTACTTGAATATTTCTAGCAACAATCTCATCTTGATTATCAATAGATCTTCTAAGTTGACTGGTAGCTGTTGCAATTTGTCTGTCAATTTGTCTTACATCCTCATCAAAGGCTTGTGAAATTCTTTCAGCTCTAGTTTGTTCTAGCGCTGATATATTTCTAGCCTGCCTCGCAACACTTTCATCAAAGGCGTTTTGCTCTTGCCTTACGGCTAAGTTCATCTCTTTAATGTTTGTGTTAGTGATGTAGTCAACTTGATTTTCTGACTGGTTGGCAATAAATAGGGCGGATAAGCCTAAATATTCATTATTAATCTCATTTACTTTTTCATCAAGGTCTTCATCTTCTATGATCTCACTTTGCTTAATTTCTAAATCGTGCCATTTACTTTTATTCTCAGCATCGAAAAATATAGCGTGCTTTTTTTCTATGTTATTTCTTAAGCTATAGCCATATTTCTTTATGCCACGTCTTAAGCTATCCCTAACTTGTTTTAAAAACTCCGGTCGGTAGTTATTAGCTATTTCAGCAGTTGAAAAGCCCTGACTCGATAAATAAAGGGCTCTAGCATCGCTTGCCATATCCCTAAAGATCTTTTCGATCTTTTTTGACTCAATCCCTTCATATCTTATTTTTTCAGCATTGATAGCAAATATATCATTTTTTTTATCGCTTCCTATTCTCATTATTTGAAAAGTTTAACGACGTTATCTTTTAAATCCTCTTTGCTATAAATATCATTGCCTTGAGCGTCTTTGCATCTGTTCATTTTAGCTAACGCCTCAAGCTCATCTTCTTTAAATGATTTAGCCTGAGTATCTTGCTGATTTTGTGTAGATATATCCGTGCCCGCCGGTACTTCATTAATAGGCTTGTAGACAACATCGCCGCCTTGCTCAAGGTGAGAATAGCCAATAGCGGTTCTAACTTCATTATCTGTCACCGCGTCAAGCTTGGAAAGGGTAAGGGCGTTTTCTATTTTGCGCGACTCAAGGGCTTGGATGCCTGCAGGATCAAAACTGAACGTAAGACCTTTACTATCGTATCTTGATAATACTGAGTAATTAAGAAACGACAAATATTGTTTTAATAGTGGTAACACCGCGTTATCATAAAAAGCAAATTTTGAGCTATCCATATTTGAAAAAGTCATCGTTTCGCTTGATACCATTGGTAGCGGTATATTTAGGGCGTTGAATGTTGAGTTAAATGCTTGTTGTTTCAAAGTTGCAAAATCCATATCTTGCATCGTCTGGCTAAGTTGAGTAAACTTATAATCACCTGATAAGAATAGCGGCACGCCAGTATTATCCGGGCCTGTCAAGTTCTCTCTTATATTTTCCTTGATCTTTTGTAATTGGCTAGCAGCTCCCGGGCCGGTCTCACCGACATAAGTCAACATACCACTTGGCCTTGCTTGATTTTTAAGTAGTGCCAAATTGTGTTGGTTAGCAGCTGAATATTGCAATATCTCACTTTCGACTGCGTCAAAAAAGGACAACCCCTCAAGGTCGCTATAATTGTAAAAAGGATTGACGTTTCTTAATTGAGTTAATTCATTACCAGTGCTATCCTCATAAAATCTTTTATTGACAGAGGCTCTTTTATAGTCGTTAGCATATTTGTTGCTATATTGGTAAGTCTCAGGGAAGCCATCGTAGTTATTAGCTTCAATATTTATATAGCGGGGCGACAAGCAATGTAATTCAACTGGCTCACTTCTAGTTTTTTGATCACCACCGATTATTTTTAAATAAGCGTTACCAGTGACAATATAGTTAAGAAGCATTGATTTTGTGAATAACTCGCCGCTTTCAAAAGGGTTAGGATTTTTTAATAAATCAATTGCCTTATGATCATAAATATATTGATTTTCTTTTTTTTCAGCCTTGGTATCTAATATTATAATATCAATAGAGCTAATTGCATCAAGAATTAGATTGGTTGGTGTATATACAATAGATTCACCTCTATAATAATCTAAAAATCTAGCTGCGGAACCGGCAGAAGAGCCACTATAAAGATCATCTAAGATAGTACCCGGGATATAAGCTGATTTTTGTTGCGACTGCTCTTGTTTTTGCTTTTTGCTGAAAAATTTCTTTAACATCTGATTGATTTAGTTAAAATTATAATACAAAACTAGAGTATTTAGTTATAAAAAAAATGTAGATTTTTTAAATCACACCAATATATTGACGAGGCTTATTAGCCCAATTCAAAAATTGATTATAGGTATCAACGATATCATCATGGTCACCGTCTGGAAACTGCCTAAATTCACTCATAAAATCATCAAGCCAACCCGCTTGTCTAGGCAGATACACGCTAGAGGCTAGGGCGGCCGGTGCCGTTGCTCTTGTTACTTTATCGCTATCAACCTTGACTGGCAATAGTTTATTATTTCCCACTTGCGTTAAATCTTGTATAAGTGATTGACCTGACGCCTTATCTTCAATTAAAATAATGTAAGGATTATATTTTTGCTGTAGCGCTATAAATTCTTGTCTTAGTTGCGGATATTCTAATTTTTTTCGCATAACGTCCAAAACATAATAATCATAACCAAATTGACTTTTAACAGCCGCCCAAGTACTACAAACCGAGTAATCATTTTGAGCGCCTACTTTAAAAGCGGTGTCCCACGATTGAACTACATATTCTATATCTTGCGGTACTTCATCATAATATTTAAAATTATTAACATCATATACCGCAAATTCAGATCTTTCAACTGGTGCCTGTTGGTATTGCGCAAAGAACTTAGATGGATTTTCTTTTTCAATTTTCTTAAGCTCTTTGACAGGGTAGCGCTCCGGCCAAAAACTTTCGCCATCTTCTTTAAGTGCCGGAATCTCCAAAAACAACCAATCTTCTTTTTGATTCTTTTTTAAGTAACCTATTAAATCATTTTTACAAAGTCGCTGCATTATAACGATTGACGGCGTTGTTGGCGTCCTTCGTCTTGTTGCTAACTTATCATCATAAATTCTAATAACTTCATCTAGTTTAACTTGCGAATTGATGTCGCCCGCATCCATTGGATCATCTAAGATAACTGCGCCACTATATCCTTGCGTTGCTGGGTTGCCACTATCAGCACCAGTTGAGCCCGAGCCGGTGGTTGTAGCAACTAGCCCAGTTCTATTTAATGAGTTTTCAAATGACCAGTTAATTTTACTTTTTTCATCATCTTTTAATTTTAAGTCAAAAAGTGCTATAATAAAAGGATGTTCAAATATTGACTTGACTTCTCTTGATAATTTTAAAATATTCGTGCGTGAGTGGGACGTGTAAAGGTAGGCTAGATTAATACTTCTGCAAAACGTCCACGCCACAAAATACTCAACAATGAGAGATTTACCAGCGCCAACAGGAACTGAAATACCTAAATTTCTTTTCGTGTTTTTTCCTAGAGCTATATCTTGTAAGGCCTTAATTATATCCTCATGAAATGGCTTAAAAGTGAAATTAACTTTATTAATGGCAAAATGAGTATATTTGATAAATAACTTTAAATCGCTCGCTAGTGCAATTGCTGACAACATAGCTTCTTTTTTATCCTCAAGGATTTGTTCAATATGCTGCTCTAGATTCATAGATCTATATCTGGTATTTTATTCTGATAGCCCTTATCCCAATTATTTCTATCCAATTCATGGTGAACGCCTTTTCTAAGATAACTAAAATAGCCCTCACGATGCCATTTTAGACAATCGATATTCTTATCACGCCATAAACACTTGCCATTTTCCATCAGCACCCAGTAGCCATTAAGGCAATAAGAATAAACATTTTTTGAATAACACTTGATATGATCAGCTACAATATTGGCCTCTCGGAAAGTTAACAATTTTCTTTTAGAAAACTTTTTTAAAATTCTTCTTTTATTTAATTCTTTAAATATTTTTTTCATCTTGCTGCAATTGTTTAAATTCTTCTTTTAATTCATGGAGTGTCATATAATCATCATCTGTAAATCTATTCATTAATCTTGCTATCAATAAATCTTTATGCAAAAGCGCCCAAATCCTTGAAGGCACACCGTTTCGCGCCATATGATTTTGACGACCAGCAAGATACGAATATTCTTCTAGGCACTTAATATAAGATCCATTATACTCGCACAACTCATTTTTGTACTTTTTGACAATGTATTTAAAAAGATCATAACAACCTCCAAAATTTTTATAATTGATGTTTATTTTGTTATTCATTTTTACAAAATTTTATTGCTAATAAAAAATCTACATTGATTGTCCTTCTGCATAAATCACAATACAAGCATTAATTTTATTTTTTTATTAATAAAAATTTGCATTGATGACAAATAAAGAAGTCAAATCTTTTGCTTTCGAAGTTAAAGAATTTGGAAATGACAATGAGTATTACACTTTTGAAGGATACGCCTCAACCTTTGGCAATACTGACTTGGACGGTGATATTATTGACGCTGGAGCCTTTGATAAGTTTTTATCTACGAACAAACAAGTGCCTATATTATGGTCTCATGAAATGAATATGCCGGTCGGCAAATCAACTCAATTAACTATTGATAGTAATGGTCTTTATATAAAGGCACGCATGCCTAAAGATGATGATTTTGTAAAGGGGCGCGTAATGCCACAGATGAAAGTAGGGTCAATTGAAGAAATGTCAATTGGCTTTTTTGTAAAAGATTATGACATTGAAAAAGGCACCAGGCACATTAAAGAAATAGATTTATTTGAGACTTCTTTGGTTGCGAAGGCTGCTAATCCTAAGGCCTTAATCTCTGGCTTTAAAGCATTTTCAGGCAAGACTAACTTACCACTAGCACCAAAGGACACACCGTGGGATTCGTCTATGGCCATAAAGCATATAAGGTTACTATCTGACTCTTTAGAAAGCCCGAGCCCTAGCTATAAGAATTATTTTATGGTATATAACGCAGAAGAGCCAGAAAACTTTGGATCTTATAAACTACCTTTTGTTGATGTAGTTGGTGATAAGGCTGTTATAGTGCCAAGAGCTGTTTATGCTATTGCTGCAGCACTACAAGGCGCAAGAGGCGGCGTTGAATTATCCGATAGTGATAGAAGCAAAGTTGAATCTGTTGTAAATAGACTTTATAAGAAAATGGCTGACGAGTTTAACGATGACAGCATCGTTTCGCCACTGTCTAAATATCATGATGAAGATGATGACAAAAAAGATTCTAGTAAATCGTTTGAAAGTCTAAAAGAAGTGGAGGCTGAGCTAAAAAGCAAAGGTTATTCACAGTCTGAGGCTAAGATGATGATTTCAAGGATACATGAATTAAAAGGATCAAATCAGCGTGAGGCTGACGAGAAGTGCCAGCGCGAGGCTGATACTACCGCTATTGAGTACACAAACGCTCTTAAAGAGCTGTTTTGTGAATTACAAAAACTTAAATAATAATTAAATTAAATTAAAATGGAAAATATAAATCTTGACGACATTAACAAGTTGACTCATGACCTTAGGCAGGCCAGCGAGCAAAAAAACAAAGAAGCTGAATCTCAGATCTTAGTTGAAATGAAATCAGTTGACGCTAAAATTGAAGCTCAAAACGCTGAAATTAAAGCTATGAAAGAATCTCTTGAAGCATCTGAAAAGAAAGCTTGCCAAGCAGAAGCTGATCTAAAAAGATCTAGCGGTTATCTTGCTGATGAGAAAAAAGAAGAAGCTAAAAAACACGTTGCAGCTTTTGAAACTTTCTTGAAAAAAGGTCATCATGAATTCTCTATGAGCAATCGTGAAGAGCTTAAATACTTAAGAACTGACAACAACGTTGATGGTGGTTTCTTGGCTCCAGAAGAGTACGCTAACGAAATTATCAAAAAAATTGTTCCTTTCTCACCAATGAGACAATACGCTAACATCGTTACTACTTCAAGATCAGCTTACGAGATCCCGAAAAGAGATACTTTAGTTGCTGGCTACTGGGTTGGCGAAGGTACGGCTGTTACTGCAAGCAACTCTCAATATGGTAAAATCACGATTGCACCGGGTAAAATGGGCGCAAAAGTTTCTATCACAAGAGAAATGCTAACCGACGCAGTTTTCAACATGAGAGATCAAATTATTGATAACGTTGCTACTCGTTTCAGAGCTCTTGAAGGCGCTGCTTACATCAACGGTAACGGAATCAATAAGCCAGAAGGGATCACTGTTGCAACTGGATTAGCTGAGGTAAACTCAGGTAATGCTGCTACAATTTCTGCTGATGCAATCATTGAAGCTAGAACTTCTGTAGAATTTGATTATGACAGAAACGGTGCATACATGATGAACCGTGATACTTTGGGTAAAGTAAGAACACTTAAAGATACTCAAAACAGATACCTTCTTAATGATGGTCTTAACGGCCCTGAAAGAGAAATGGAATTGAACGGTCGCCCAGTTGTTATTGCTGATGATCTACCAAACGAAGGAGCGAACGCTTTCCCTATCTTCTATGGTGATTTTAGAGCAGGTTACACAATCGTTGACAATGCAGGTCTTTACACTAAAGAAGATTCATCTACTTTGGCTGATCAAGACATGACTAGCTACCTATTCTTTAGAAGAACCGGCGGAAAAGTTGTATTGCCTGAGGCTCTTGTAAAAATCAAGTGTTCTGTATAATAACAAAAATATTAAATTTAAATTAAAAAAATTATGGCTACAAAAGACATAAACACAATTATTAAAGTTAGTAATGCAATCAACGCGACTGCTATTGCTGCTGATAGTGATACTGATGGCGAGTTTATCGATACTCAAGGCTTCTATAGTCTTTCATTTATCGCTAAATCTACAGCCTATACCGATGGCACTTACACGCTAGCCATATATGAATCAGATACTGCTTCGGCTCTTGATTTTACCCTTGCTGCTGCTGATTTTGTTATTGGTGCAGGTGTAATCAGTGCAGTTGACACACCAGTTAAAATTGGTTATGTTGGCAAAAAAAGATATGCTAGATTAAGAATTATTGCAACTGGCGTGACTATTGGCGCTACCTTAACAGCTGACGCTATACAAGGTAATCCTGATGATGCACCAACTGCTGCATAGCATAAAGAGTTGTTTCCTTGCGGCTTTTTCTAACTCCTTGGCCGCAAGGGGGCATAATTAAAATTATAATTTATGAAAGTTCAAATTTTAAAAAAAGTATCATGCGCAACTAACGACCTCGGCAATGAAACTATTGCTTACAACAAAGATGAGGTTGTTGAAATAATAGACAGCTTGGCAAAAATTTTGATTAATGCAGGTTATGCAATTGAAGTTAAAGATTTAAAAGAAGCTAAAATACCTAAAGTTGCTGAAAAGGCAATTGAAAAAGCGCCAGAAAACAAGGCTTTAAAAACGAAGAAAAAGGAAACAAAGAGTAAAACTAAAAAATAAATTATGACTGCGATTACTACTCAATATCAAGATTCTAGATGCGATAACATCAAAGCAACCATTCTCAATACAGCCACTGAATCGGCTGCCATTGATATTTCTGGCACTACCCTTGTGGGCTTTGTAATACCAGCCGCTTTTCAAGGAACGACAATAAGTTTCCAAGTATCAGTTGATGGGGCTACTTTTGCGACGCTAGACGATTATCAAGGTAATGTCGTAACAATATCAGGTATAACAGCTGGAAATGCTGTAAACTGGCAGCGCGGTGATCTTTCGCCGTGGCAGTATCTAAAGCTAGTTGCGGGATCTGCACAAACATCTGACATTGAAATTCAATGTATAACTGAACCAGTATAAAATTATGAGCTACGCCTGCGTCACACCTACAAATTATATTTTAGTTACCGATGCAGCCGTTGAGCCTATTACATTAAGCGAAATAAAAACTAATCTCAAAATCACCACAACAGACTACGACGATATTTTAACCCCAATGATCAAAACGGCCGTTGCAAAAGGTGAACAAATAACCGGCCGCGACTTTATTACTAAAAAATATAAAACGTTTATTGATTATTTTCCCGGCAATCAATTTGGTATCAAAATTCTTAAATCCAAATTACAAGCTATTGACCACATTAAATATTACAAAGATGATGCTCTAATTACTTTAAGTGCTGCTGATTATTATATTACAGATGATGCTGACTATTCTTATATCTTTTTAAAGTCTGGAAAAAATTTTCCTAGGGATATTGACGATAGGGCACAAGCGGTGCAAATTATTTTTGATGCTGGTTACGGTGACACGGCCGCAGATGTGCCGCAGGGAATAAAGCAAGCTTTAATTGCTTATATCGCAATGCTTTACAATAACGCTGGCGATTGCCCGCTTGATGAGGCGGATAATTTAGCATTTAACTTGCTATCGGGATATATTATAAGTGAATTACTATTTGATGTTATTTAAATGAAATGTCGCTCTTTAAAACCAGATTTGAACAAGGTTTGTATTGCAGATCTTAGTTCAAAAATAAAAATTCAAACTACCTCAGAAGCCTATAGCAATAATCCCGACACGGTACCAGTTGCGCAATTTGTCGATATTGTGGAGATGTGGGCTTTAATCAATACCGGAGAATCATTTAATTATATTGACGGCGTGCAGACTGGCAATGCTATCAATACTGATTTTACTATCATGTATACCGCTGATATTGATTTTAAGCAGCGCTTATGGGTTGAATACGATAATAATAAATATAAGGTAATTTCAGTTAACAACATTAATCAGGCTGATAATTTTATTAGGTTAAGAACTATTGAAACGGGAGATAAAAATATAATTGCTAACTTAAGATGATTGAATTTAAAAACAATAATCATAAATTTAATCGACAGTTTAAGAGGCAAGAAAGCGCAATTAAGCGCGGATTAAGACAAGGGGCCGCAATATCTGGTAAAGAGTTGGTTAGTAAACTTAAAAAAGATATGAAGCTGCCTAAGTCGGGACGCTTGTATAAAACTTCTATAGGCATGACTGGCAACCCTTTAAAATCAATGAGATCTTACAGAGCTTCATCACCAAATCAAGTGCCAGCTATTGTTACAGGTGAATTTAGAAGATCGCTAGGCTTTGAGGTGCAGGGATCTTCAAGATTAGTATTTGGCTCTGGTAAAGATGGCATTGCAAAATATGCAAAATTTTTAGAAGAAGGCACTAGCCGCATGAAAGCTAGAAAGCCACTACAACGAACGGCTGAAAAAATGGATAATCAAGTTAATAAAAACCTTAATCGCAATATTAAAAAACAACTTGCAAAAATAGGAGTAGATATAACATGAAAGCATCAAGCATTGTAAATAGAATTAAAGCGGTTTTAGCCACTTACACAGAAGGCTTTTCTAATCTTATTGATATAAATACTTTAACTTGCGCTACTACTACAATTACAGCTAATACTATAAATCCCCACGGCCTTAATACTGGCGACTATGTCACTATCAAAGGCGCTAAAGAGCCTATTACATTAACTACATTAACTAGAAGCGATAATATCGTAACAGCTGTAAGTGCCACCGATCATAAGCTTATTGATCCGTCGAAATATTCTGCTCAGTGGTTACCTATAATGGTTGAAATAAGCGGCGCTAATCCCGCTGAATATAATGGCAGCTTTAAATTACTAACCGTTGCCGATGATAATACATTTACTTTTGAGATCACCACCACGCCAGCATCACCGGCAGTGGCAGCAGGTCAACTGCTATTAAAAGATGAAAGCGGCTACAATGGCTATAAACAAATAACAGTAACCACACCAAATGATTTTACTTACTCAACTTTACAAACTTTACAATCACCAGCAGCTGGTACTATAAAAATGTCGGTAGCAACTAAAGTTTCAGGAGTCGCATCGCCTAATAACATTGTTGAGTATTATAATAAAAATGGCGCTGGAGTCTTAGATGATAGAATATTTGTTTATATTGATGATGATGTTGTTTATCGCAACGACACAGTCGGCAATGACATATCTTCACAGCAAAATAGCAACCTTGATTATTTTTATCAATTACAAGAAAGTTTTTCAATATTTGTGGTTACTCCTGGTAAAGATAGCTTACAAGGTATACAAGCGGCGGACAGGGCGCGTTCTTATCGTGTGCCGTTATTAAAAGCAATAGCCAATTTTCAATTTGAAAGTGATTTGACTGATACAAATTACCAGCCTGCCTATTATACAGGATCATCAACAGATGATTATATTAAGGCTTTTTATGTTCAGCGCTTCGATTTTGGGGCTATTACTTATATACAAAATAGCGATGTTAACCAAGATAGCAATTCTTCACTGCTGAAAGAAATTGATGCTATTGAAATTGCAAAAGATTTAGAAATAAAAGTGGACTTTTAAGATAAATAAAAAATCTACATTTAAATTATAACTAATGAAATTATATTTATAGCATAATTAATAATTTTTTATGAAAGAAATAGAAATTAAAATAAATAAAGATTTAACATCACCTAGCGGAAAATATAGCTCCGGCACGCAGTTAATTCTATTTGTCGATAGTGAAGGTACGCCACTTGATCACTTCTGGCGCAGCAGGCTAAAAGATTCAGCAATCGATGATTGTATTGAAATTGTAAATAAATCAACTAAAAAATCTAAAAAATAATGAGCAATCCACAAACAACTATAAACTTATTAAGTGCTCAAACACCACAAAGACCCGATAACAGATCTATTCTTGTTATTGGTCAAAAAATTGCTGGTACTGCAACGGCAGGCGCTTTGGTAGAAGATATTATTTCAAAAGAACAAGCTGCTACATCGTTTGGCCAAGGTTCAATGGTTTACAAGGCTCTAGCCGCTGTATTAGATAAATGCTCAATATCGCTAGTGCAACCAAAAATCGCAGCTATTTCTTTAGCTGATGCTGGCGGTGCAACTGCTGCAAGTGCAACTTTGACTTTTGCTGGAACTGCAACTAAGGCTGGTAAAATTGTTATTTACATTGATTCAATTCAAAGAAAATATGAACTTGATGTTGCAGTTGGTGCTTTAGCTGCTGATATTGCAGCAAGCTTTGTAGCTTTAATTAACGCTGACGGCGATAGAGCGGTACAAGCTGGAGTTGTTGGCGCTGTAATAACAATCACTGCTAGAAACGCAGGCACGCAAGGTAACACAATTGGAACTCAATTTGATCTTGGCTTGTCTGAGGGTGTTACACTAGTAACTACCGCAATGGCTGGTGGCGCTACTGATCCAGCTTTAACAGGCTTGTTTGACCCAATTGCAGGCAAAAGATTTACATCAATTGTTTATCCTGCAGAATATGGTATTGCAACGCTAACAACTGAAACAGAAGCAAGATTTAATGTTGATAATAAAGTTCTTGATGGCGTTGGTATTGTCGGCGTTACAGACACTTATGCTAATATTAACACTCAAGTTGACGCTCTAAATCAAAAGACTTTAGCTTACAGAGCTAACAAACTCATTAACAATGCTGATTACCGAGGTGGTTCAGTTTTTGAATCTCCACTAGTTTTAGCAGCTAGAGCGGCATCAATTAGAGAATTAAGGCTAACAGTTGACGCTAACACTTCTAGCTTGTCACCAAATGGCCAAGCTCAAGGCGGCTCGTTCTTTGGTGCTATACCTTACTTTAATACTCCAGAAGTTGGCTTGCCAGTTATTAAAAGTGGTAATGATTTCACTGACGTTGAGACAGAAGAGCTTAAAAATTCTGGTGCATGGTTGTTAAGTAACAACTCTAACAATACTACATTAATTTATGACGAAGCGGTAACAACTTACAAAACCAATTCTTTAGGACAAGTTGATACAACTTATAAATACTTAAACTACGTTGATACTTTAACAATAGCCAGAGACTATATGTTTAAAAACATTAAAGCTGATTTCTCGCAGTCAATTTTGACAAGTGGTAAGTTAGTTGCAGGCCGTCCAATGGTTAACGCAAAAAGCTTTGAAGGGACTGTAGTTGGTTACTACGCAACTTTATCTGGATTTAATGGTGATAATAATTATGTTCTTCTAGTTAACTCAGAAGCTGCTAAAAATCAATTTAGAGATGCAATTAGAAATAGCATTGTTGTTAACTTGGCAGAAGGTAAAATTACTACTGATATTTTGACTTCAATTAACACTCAGCTTAGAACAATTTTGATAAATATAACTCCAACCTTTGAATAATTAAATTATGGGAAATATAGTACAATTTGGCGATTTAGCAATTAACGGTCAACCAGTAGCATTAAATAGCGAACCAACCTTGACTGATGGCGCTATTACTAGAATGAGCAACCCGCAAATTAACGGCGACACTATTATCACACAAGATATTTCAACTAATAAATCAACAATATCTATACCGGTAATGTGTAACCCTGAAAATAATGAGTTGTTTGATACATTTTTTGCTAATGGTAACAATAACGTTATTACGTATGATGGGAAAAACTATTCAAGCGCAGTTTTAACAGTAAAACCAGAAAGAAAGAACATGGAAGAGGCGACTTATGTTTTTGAGTCAAATCCACCTGCATAATAACTAAAATTTTATAATATGTCTAAGGAGTTAGAGATTAAATTGATTGAGCCAATCGAGAGTCATTATAATGACAATGGTAAAAATGAGGTAAAAATGATTGAGACGCTTTATTTTAAAGCGCCTAATTATAAGCACAGAGACTTGACTTTAAAATTAAGACAAGATTTTTTAGGTGCGATGATTGGATTGGCAAAGGGTAGTGAAAATACTAGCCAATCACAAGAGCAATCAGATGAGGATTTTGATTTAGATGCAAAATCAATTAGACATATTATAACCTTAGCAGGTAGCAATTTTGACGCTCCTTCTTTTTATAACAGTTTTACGGCGCTTTTCCTTAAAGAAATTTGCTTTAAGGATGAAGAGAAGAAACAAAAGGTTTTAAACTCTGATTTGAACAAATTATCAGATAGTGACTTGGATCAGATTATAGTTAGATATATTGAGGTTTTTTTTGCGAATTCTTGGATGAGCGTACTAAAATAGACGCTATCCTTTGTAATTTAGCGTATTTTTATAAAGGCGCGGCAAGCTTTGAATGGTTAGAAAATCAGCCGCTCTCAAGGCTTATTACATTAAATGAAGAAGCCTCAAAGATTGCCAAGGAATTAAATAAAGAATAATTATGGCAACATTTCAAAATGAATTCATATTTAAATTAATAGATAAGATCTCGCCTAAGCTTAAGAAAATTGAAAAGCAGATGGCGAAGACTACTGACAAGATAAAGCGTCAAACTGCAAAAGCTGGTGAAAGTTTTAAGAAATTAGGTGATAAAATTGGTAATGTTGGCAAGAAAATGATGTCACTAGGCACGCGTGGCTTGATCGCTGTTACAGCACCTCTTGCACTTTTAGGGCGTAAATTTATTAATGCAGCTTCGGATTATGAAGAAGCGGTAAATAAAGTTGATGTTGCTTTTGGTGGCGCTTCACAATCAGTAAAAGACTTTGCAAAAACAGCCGGTGAAAATTTTGGTATCGATAGGGGAAGGGCGCTAGATATGGCTGCTCTCTTTGGCGATATGGCAACTGCTATGGGTATTAATCAAGATAAAGCTGCGGGATTATCAAAACAGCTAGTTTCCTTATCTGGTGACATGGCTTCATTTAAAAACGTAAGTGTTGAAAGAGCCGCTACTGCTTTATCAGGGGTCTTTAATGGCGAGACAGAAGCACTTAAAAAGTTGGGGATTGTTATGACACAGGCCAATGTTGATGAGTTTGCAAGAAGTCGTGGAATAAAAAAGTCTATTAAAGATATGACGCAGGCTGAAAAAGTGATGACAAGATTTATGTTTGTTGTTGACAAAAGCAAAAACTCAATTGGTGATTTCAAAAGAACGCAGGATTCGTATGCTAACTCAGTAAGAAAAATGCAATCAAACTTTAAGGATCTATCTATTTCTTTTGGCCAAAGAATGCTGCCTACAGCCACAAAATTTGTTAATGTACTAGGTGACATATTCTTAAAAATAAATAAAATCAGCCCGCAAAATAAAGATTTAATAATTAAAATAGGCGCTCTAGTTGCTGCAATAGCACCTTTATTGATTGCCCTTGGCGGTCTAGCGGTCGCAATGAAGTTATTAATTATACCCGGTGCTATATTAGCAGTGAAGTTCGCAGCAATAGGAGGGGCGTTGTTTGGTGTTTATCAGATAATTAAGGTAGGTATAAATTTATTTACTGATTTTGATAATACAATAAATAAAATTATAACCACGGTAACAAATTTACCTAGAATACTAAATGAAGCTAAAAACAATTTACTTCAATTTATTGGCATTGATCCGATGAAAGGAAAGTTTGATGAAATGGCCAGAAGACAGGAAGCTGCAGCGGCTAAGTTTAAGCTTGATCAAGCTGCTATGAACCAGTCATTTACATCTAACGCAATGATTAACTCAAGAAATAAAACAGACGTAAGCGGTAATATTGCCGTTGAGATTCTAAGTGCTGAAAAAACAAAAACTAAAATGACGCCTGCAAAAAATAGCGCCATTGGCTTTACCGGTAAAAATACAATTATAGGAGGGGGCTATTAATGACAGTTCTTAGACTATCATCTTTACCACTAGCTGAACTAGGCGGGGTTGAATTTCATTATATAGACGGCTCCTTTCAAGGGGGGCGCAAAACTGTAACGCATGAATATCCAAACTCAGACACTAGATATGTTGAAGATCTTGGTAGATTAGAAAATATTTACAATATTAATGCAAAAACTGACGATAACGTTAATAACAAGACCAGAGACGCATTAATTAAAGTTTTGAATAGATCGGGTATAATTACCTTAGTTCACCCACGCTACGGTGAGAAAAACGTCGTTTGTAAGGGTTATACTGCCTCAGATGACATCACAGAGCTTGGTGTGACAAATTTTTCTATTACCTTAGAAATAGCTTCAAGAAATATTTTACCAGTTACGCAAAAGAAAAAAGGATTTTTAGCGGATCTTAAAAGTAAAATATTAGGCGAAAATGAGGCAGCTTTTGACGCTGGCGTTGATTCAGTTAAAAATGCTAAAGATGAATTTGATAGATTTAACGCTACTGTTAAAAAAGCGGCTCGGCAAGTAAACAGATTAGCGGATCAAGTGCAGGGCATAGGTGATTCTTTTGCAGATTTTTCAACATCAATGAACGAGATTGTTAATTCATCAGCTAGGCTAGTGCAAGCCCCTTCAAAGTTGGCCGCGACATTTAGAACTGCCTTTGATAATTTAGGCGTTGCTTATGAGACATCCAAGCAGCTTTTCGGTGTCACCTCTTCTTTTGCTGGTTTTGATGAGCGCGACCAAATAGCCCTTGGCAACTCAGCACGTCAAAAATCAATTAGGAATAACCAAGATCAAATTAATAATTATATTAACGTTGCAGCTCTTGCGACTGCCTTAGATGCAGCTGCTAACATTGATTATGAGACGCTTGATGAGCTAAATCAAACCAGAGAAGATATTGCTAATAGCTTTGATAAATTGCCAGATAATATTGATCAAGATCTACTTGATTCATTAAACGCTATGAGAAGAGCAGCAAATGGTGTTTTGGACAATATAGGCCTATCTCTACCTAGGGTAATTAATATTGATCAGGTGAATCCCTTACCGCTCCACATTTTAGTTTATTCGATGTATGGCAACCTTGACAGATTAGATCAAATAAGATTGTTAAATAATTTTGTTGATACGTCGCAAGTCTCCGGCTCAATTAAATTACTAAGTAATGGTTAGTTTTCAGCAATTTAAAGGTGTCGATAATAACTTAGAAATAGATATCAATGGTCAAAGATTCACTGGCTTTACTTATGCAAGCGTTGCAAGATCGATGGACGCCCTATGTGGCACGTTCTTCTTTTCAACTACTGTAAAAGAGGATGCTGACGGCCTTATTGCTAACGGCCTAAAAATGGATGACAAGGTGGAGATCTTTATTGATGATCAAAAAGTGATGACCGGTTATATTGAAGAATTATCTATCGATGCTGGAGTTAATAGCCATGAGCTTTCGTTTGGTGGTCGCGATATTACATCAGATATAATCGATAGCTCAATGCCAGAATTCTCTTATAATAATAGCAAAAACTTTAAAAATCTTATTGAGGGTGTTTTAAAAGAGGCGAGTATTGACGTTAAAGTTATAAACAATTTAACAAGTCAAGATTTAGATACGTTGAATTTTAATGCATTTGAAGGAGATGGAAAAGCTGCCAATCTCGATTCAACTATCTTTGATTTTTTTGATCATTTCGCTAAACAAAAACAAGTTTTATTGTTAACTAACGAGAAAGGTGATTTAGTTATCGCAAGAGAAGAATCTAAGATTAGCCCCGGAGCTTTAACTTGTAAAAAAAACAATAATAATAACAACATTATATCTTCAAGCGTTAATATAAATACTTATGAGCGATTTGCTAAGGTTAATATTTCATCTCAAGACACTAATGCCGTAGATAAAAAATTAATTAATCAAGATGCTTTTGCCACAGATGCACAAATAAGAAAATCAAAACAACAACGGATATTTTATCCAAATAAAACTACTGACCCCAACGCCTTACAAAACATGAGCCAATGGCACGTCAACATGTATAAAGCGAAGGGCACGCGATATTCAACTGTAACGCAAGGTTATTATTCACAGCCTGTTAGTGAAATATTATGGGAAATCAATACTTTAGTTGACATTGAAGATGATTTGACTAATGTTAAAGGTCAATATTTAATTGAGGGTTTTAGCTTTACCAAGGATGCTGACAGTGGTAGCGTTACACGGTTAAATATAGTAAATAAAGGCTCTTATTCTGTAAAAAAAGAAATTGAAATAACAAAAGAGACTGGACTCAACAAATCAATCTTAGAAGAATTATTCAAAAAAGCAGGGATTTAATTTGAGGCATAATCCTCTTGCAAATATGATTTTTTATACTGACTCATAATTCTATTAAAATATTCTTCGCCAAGCTTATTAACGCTAACTAGAGAATTTGCAGGAACTAGACCCCTTTGACCATTAACGCCATGATATGCAACTATATTAGAATTTTTAAGTTGTTTAATAGATAATATGATACCGGGTTTTGAAGTATTAATATAATCACATCTAGCCTTCGCAAACCAAGATTTGTTGACAATAGCATCAACTTTTCTTAACATCTTATCGCATCTTTTAAATTGTTTCATGCTACTAGCTGTTAACGTGTACGGCTTGATATAATAGTAATCTTCATATTTATAGTTTTTTATAACTCTTGCCATAATATCTCTAGTCTCTTGATGATTCATCGCTCGCCACCATTGATCATAGGCTTTATAAGTAGTAAAATCGTAATTTTTCGCAAAACTATTAACCGGAAATAAAACCACCAAAATTAAAACTAATCTAATTATCATCTTCATGTTATGCCTTTACTTTTGTTTGACCGGAGTTGCTGATAGTACAAGGGCCGCCAACGCTATCTGTTATTATCGCATTTTCATTTAACACTAAACTTATTGCAT